TGACCCTCCGTTTCCGCCAGCGCCGCCGCCCGGACTACCGCCCGCCCCTCCGTTACCTGCAACGGTGCCTAAAGCAGAGTTACCTGCACTACCGCCGGGGTTACCGCCAGCGCCGCCCGGAATGCCCCCGCTCGTGCCTCCGCCTCCGCCGTTGCCGCCCGCTCCGCCGTTACCACGATTACCTGCTGCCCCATTGTTTCCGGGGTTGCCACTTCCGCCAGCGTTGCCGGGATTACCAGCATTACCGCGTGCCCCGCCGGGGCCTCCTACGCCATTGTTACCTGCGTTGCCGGGGTTACCAGCATTGCCGGGGTTACCAGCATTACCACGTGCACCGCCAGCGCCGCCGTTACCATTATTGCCGGGGTTACCAGCATTACCTTTTGTACCCGCATTGCCCGCATTGCCCCGTGCTCCGCCGGGACCGCCCACACCATTATTTCCGGGGTTACCAGCATTACCTGCCGAGCCTGTATTACCTGCATTACCACGTGCGCCTCCGGGGCCGCCCACTCCGTTATTGCCCGGGTTACCAGCATTGCCCTTAGTACCTGCATTGCCCGCTGAGCCTGCACTGCCTCCCGGGCCACCCACTCCGTTATTCCCCGGATTGCCTGAGTTACCTTTAACGCCAGCATTGCCTGCTACACCGGCTGCACCGCCGGGGCCGCCTACCCCGTTGTTTCCGGGATTGCCTGCATTACCTGCGGTGCCATCATTACCTGCGGACCCGCCAGTACCTGCTGCGCCGCCCACTCCGTTGTTGCCGCCGTTACCGGGAGTGCCATCGTTACCACGATTACCTGCTGCGCCTGCTACACCATTTGATCCTGTACCGCCGTTCCCTGCTGTGCCGCCTGCTCCGCCGGGGCAGGTTATATAGGAACCGAAAGAACTCGCATTACCTGCATTGCCATTATTGCCGGGGTTGCCGTTCGCTGCACCAGTGCCGTTATTACCCGCTACTCCGGGGTTGCCTGAACCGCCCGGATTACCGGCGGTGGCTCCAGTGCCGTTTGCTCCAGCATTGCCGGGGTTACCATTCGCTCCAGACTTACCGGGCCAATTACTCGGAGCCGCGCCGCCGTTTGTCGCACCCGTACCTGCTGCGCCCGTGTTTCCGGCATTACCGTTTGCACCGTTTTGTCCGGGCCAAGTGTTTGGGGCAGCGCCCCCGCTTGTAGCTCCCGTACCTGCTGCCCCTGTATTTCCAGCATTGCCGTTCGCGCCGTTTTGGCCGGGCCAAGTGTTTGGTGCGGCACCCCCACTTCCGGCTCCACTTCCGGCGGCACCTGTATTGCCCGCATTCCCGTTGGCCCCCGCATTGCCGGGACTTCCGGCTGCACCTGAGTTAGCACCCGTACCTGCGGCACCTGTATTACCTGCGTTTCCGTTGGCCCCGTTTTGTCCGGGCCAAGTGTTTGGAGCAGCGCCACCAGCGTTTGCACCACTCCCCGCATTACCCGTGTTTCCGGGGTTACCGTTAGCGCCCGCGCCTCCGGGGTTGCCCGCATTGCCGTTTGTCGCACCGTTACCGTTTGCGCCTGTAGAACCTGCGTTTCCGTTTGCGCCCGCATTGCCGGGGTTGCCTGCGGCACCTGAGTTAGCACCTGTACCTGCGCTACCGTTATTACCTGCCGCGCCCGCATTACCGGCGTTACCCGCAGTTCCGGGAATACTGAAATTGGTAGAGCCAGCGCCCCCCGATCCTGCATTGCCTGAATAGCTTGTGCCTGCGCTGCCGGGGTTGCCTACAAAAGTACCCGCACCGCCTCCGCCGCCTCCGCCGCCGCCTCCGCGACCCCCGGGGTTACCCGCATTGCCGGGGTTACCCGCATTACCGCGTGCGCCTCCAGTTCCCCCATTCCCGTTATTTCCGGGGTTACCATTGTTGCCTTTAGACCCAGCGTTACCTGCACTTCCGCCTGTACCGGCATTGCCTCTAGCCCCATTGTTTCCGGGGTTGCCCGGATTACCCGTGCCGCCAGAGTTACCGGCATTGCCTCGGACTCCGCCCGGACCTCCTACCCCATTATTACCGGGGTTGCCGTTGTTGCCTTTAGTGCCTGCGTTACCAGCATTGCCTCGCGCCCCGCCAGCACCACCTGCGCCGTTATTACCGGGGTTACCCGCGTTTCCTTTTGCACCGGGGTTCCCTGCGGCCCCCGCATTGCCTCCGGGACCACCTACGCCATTATTGCCGGGATTACCTGCGTTACCCTTAGCACCTGCGTTACCTGCAACGCCAGCGGCTCCGCCGGGACCGCCAACACCGTTAGTGCCTGCATTACCGGGATTACCTGAGCCGCCGGGATTACCTGCGGCACCTCCATTACCGGCTGCCCCCGCAACACCGTTATTACCCGGATTACCTGCGTTACCCGCAGTACCGGGGTTGCCAGCATTACCGGGGTTACCTGCGCCACCTTTACCGGATACATTAACGCTGTATACGCCAGTCGGTACTATGAATGTCCCGGGCGCATTAAAGGTTATTGTCCCCGCCGCAGAACCGTCCACATTGAGGTGGCTAAGAGGCACTACCTACCTCCCCAGCTTGTATAGGGTGGCGATATTAGACTGTTTGATAGCGTCTAGCCCGTAGATGATAACTTTTGGCTGAAACTCTGTGTCGATGTCGTCGTGCACTTCGGTATACACCACAAACGGAAACTCATCGAGGCTGTCCGGCATGCCGACCATAGCCCAGTCGCGGAGCGGAGATAGCGCCGCCTCATGCTGCTCTGGGTCAGCATAGTTCATATGCATGTATGGGATGCCTAGGGAGTCCATGTGGTCCCGAGCCTCTACGCTAGGGCCAGTTTCATCTGGTGCCCAAGTCATTCCGGTATATAGGTAAATGGAGTCTATCTTTTGTATGGCCATATCGATGTCCTTACAGGTTAGCCAGCGATAGAGCACCGTAGTAGGTTGTACCGCCGTCCGTAGTTATAAAGTTCAATATATCCACTTTGTTGGGGGTAGTAGTCAAGGTTGGCGTAGAAGCATTAGGGAACTTAACTGAAGCAGGCCACGAAATAGTCCGAGAACCCGTTCCGTCTTGTTTTACTATGACCGTAAAGCTGTACGCCTCGCCCGAAGAAGGTGGGTTTGAAATTGTCAGCGACGTAATGCTGCTGTTCATGGTCAGCTCAAAAATGTTTGCAGTGGCTAGGTCAAGCGTGTGCGAAGTAGAGCTAATGGTCGAGGCAGTTACATCCTCGCGGTAGCGTTCAATCTTTGAGTTAGAGAACGTATTGATGCCCGAGATTGTACCCCCGGTAATGGCTACGTTATTAGCCGCTTGCGTGGCTATTGTCCCGAGACCTAAGTTAGTACGTGCGCCAGAGGCAGTGGTCGAGCCAGTACCGCCGTTAGCAAGAGCAACTGGAGTCGTAAGGCTGAACTCCGTGCTGGATAGAGTTAGCCCCGTCCCAGCAGTATAAATCTGCGTCGCCGAAACCTGCGCAAACGTAATGTCTGTAGTACCAAAGGTAATGACTCCCTCAGTATTGCAAACGTACGTCTCACCCGCACCCGTATCACCGCCAGTAACAAAGAAGCCGCTACCCTGACCAAGCGCTGTGGAGTCCACAGGGGCATAACTGTCCGCGTCAGTAGCACGCGTAAGCACCCACTGTGTAGAAGCCGATCCGGTATTAGTTACTGTATATACGCCGTTATGTGCAGCGTTGGATTCTTGGTATACTAGAATACGGTCACTAACTGATGGGTTTTGTCCATCTACCGAAAGCGTACCGTTCGCCGTAGCTGTTAGCGTAGCGCCTACCCCGGATGAGCCGTTGTTGTAGGAGTTGCTAGGCAGAGCTGTCGGAGTTTCGTAATCTACCGGTGTGTGGTAGTGAATTGACTCCGCCGCAATAGTATCGACGTAAAGTTTGTTTACTAGGTCGGTGTCTGCGCTTGGTGTGCTGCTAATCGTACCAGAAGTGACAGCAAGTGTAGATATGTTTACGGTATCAGAAGCGTCAGCGTTTACAGTTTTGTCCGCCGGATAGACGACAAATACCTGCTTCTCACCCGCAGTAAAGTTTACGGCAGAGCCGCCATTGCTAGAGTCGAGAATGGTATCTCTGGATAGCGTAGTACCGGATGCGGTATACGTACCAATCCCAACTTCCCACTCGTTATTATTAGGCCCAGCAATCGTATAGTAAGTAGTGTTTGCATTACCTACAGCCGCGAACGACTGGAAACCGGTCACCGCCCCATCTAGGGTAAAAGTGCCGGTTCCCGTGGTCGCCGAGGTCTCACGTACACGATCTGCAAGGACTAGAGCCATTAAGCAATCCTAATAATAGCTGAGGTGCTGTCGTAAGTTGGGAAGATAATCGTAAAGTCACCGTCAGTAGCAGTCTTGTCTGCACCGAAGTCAAGCACTGCAACCGCAGCGTTTGTGTTGGCAGAGCCAGCCGGGGTGTTATTGTAAATAAGCGCGCCCCGCGCTGTCAAAGATACCGAGCTAAAAGTAACGTCCGAGAAATCAGTAAACCCGACACCCGCAGATGCAGATGTGTTGGTGCTGGTAACCCCTGTGCGAGTCAGCGTTTCACCGCCCGCTGTGTAGTTAGTGCCCGAAGACGAAACTTCATTCGACGTAGTGTACGCCAGCGTGTTAGCATCGATGCTAGCTGAAGACGTATAAAGCGCCAGTTTGAAAGTGTCGCCGCCCGAAGAGCGGAAATCGTGTGCACCTTGCAGAAGTTCTGCTTTGAAACTGGTGCACATAGCTTGCGTAATTGCCATTGCAGTCTCCTATGAGTCCAAGAGGGAGGCCAACTCTGGGTGACCCGCCGATTTAAATTTATTAGCCAGAGTTACTTTGTTAGACCGTACGGCTTCGTGCATATAATACACTAAAACCTGACGAATATCATCTTTAAACGACTCCGCTTGGTCTCTTATAGCTGGGTGAGTGTTAGAACCTACGTGGATAATCTTGTCCAACGCTCGCTCGGCTATCTCTTCCGGCGTAAAGCCACGGCCACTCGAAGTGGCTACTGTGACCGATCCGCCTAATACTGTTCCTACTTGGTCTATCATCTATTACCCCACTGGATATCTAACTTGAGGGGTACGATACATATCTTGACGGTTCTTGCCATCCCCTAGCTGCTTGAGCATACCAAGCGCTTCATCATACCGCTGCTTATACACCGCGATTACATCCGGCTCGCTCTTCATATAAGTAGCAGCCTCTAACAGCGAACCATAAAGCAGCACGCTATCGAAGTTATCTCCGAGCCACGTGGTGTTGGCGTCTACAATAGATGCCGGGTAGTAGAAGTAGTGGAGTTCGACATCATAGTCGTCGTCCGGCGTCGGACCGAGGATGAAAGAATCTTTATCAAAATACGCGTAGTGCGTAGGCTTGCCCGTAGCAGATGGGTTCGGGAACGCTTCCCGGATAAAGTTCACGTCTTTATCTAGCAAATACTCATAGCGCCCGTCGCTATCGACCACTGCAATGGAGAAGGTAGCAAGCCAATCTGTAGGGGCGGATAAGTACTTATTCCCTGAAGTGCACGAACCAGTCACGTTTTTACGCAGGTCAAGTAGCTGCACAGAGTTAAACACGCGCTCTTCCGCCTGACGGATAAACGTGTCTAGCTGCTCTGTTGACGTAAGGCCACCAGAACCTGCGGTATCCGGAAAGTCGTTTTCCGCATACGCCTTAATGGTAGAGACTAGTTCGGTATAGTTCATCCGTTAGCCCATTTTCTTGCTAGCGCCACAACCCTTTGTCGCCGCACCGCAACCGCGAATACGTACTGTTTGAGTATTAGGCACTTTATTGGGGTACCCGTCTACTTTTGGAACGGGTGTCATTTTCATGGTCGAGTGGTTTTTAACGCGCATATCCTTACTCCGTAGTTACGGTTACTGTTCCTAGTGCACCTTGTGCTTCTAACACATCTTCGAGTCCGGACAAACCCAAAGGGTTATTTAGCCCTACGGGACCCCAGCCCCACTGAATGTCCCGGCTCTGTTGGTAGCTGTTGTCGGGACGCGGGTTGCGTAGTGCTTGGGGGTCTTCAACACGATACATACCTAGTTGAAGTTGGGGCTGATCTTCTTCCCAGCAAGTTGGGCATACGAGGAGGTTGACCTCTTTGGTCTTAATGACAATGCTTTTCAGCTCTTTGAGTTTGTACTGAAAACCGCATCTATCACATTCCGCGATAGCCTTTTTGCCGAGTGCGTAGTTACTAGACATGACACCCCCTAGAGATACATCTGCCGAGGCGCTATTCTCAGTGTAGCCTTTTCGCGGTCTTCGTCAGCGGCCTGCTGGAACAACTCTTCGTATTCCATCTTAAGCATTGCGGTACGCTCTAGCGCGCCGGGTACCTTACGGGACAAGTGATATGCAAGCCCCGCAACCATGCAGGGGAGAAAGCGAAACGGGATATCCTGAGTGTTAACGCCATCGCCTGCGTCTTGAATGCGGCGCAGTCTCCAATAAACAAACGTATAAGTGGTAGCGCCATCGGGGGCAGGCCACACATTGATCTGCGGGTTAGCAGCGCCGCCCGGCTCGGTTGCGCCCGACTGCCGGTTAATCCAGACTTGGATGGGACGACCCTGAGCGTTTTTGTTCGGGATCGTCGAGTAGGTATCCACGCTGATACGGTTGATATTGATATCAGACTGGTTTGTGCCTGTGCCGGTGCGGATTACGTGGTCGAGAAGGTCAATAGTATCTACCGGGAGGTCGTAAGCAATCTGCCCCTGTACCAGCGGTATGCTGCCTTGCTCGATGGTCCATAGGTTAATCCCACGGTTAGCCCACTCGATGGTGAGTAGGTTTAGGCTACGGCGAGCCGTACGTAGGTCATATCCCGTACGTAGCTCAGCGCCGCAGCGCTCAAAAGCCTCTTCGACTAACGAGTTGAGGTCGAGGTTAAATGCAGAAGTGCCGGTAGTGGTCATTTCTTCTTCCTTCGAGCCGCTTCTACTCTTCTAGGTTTGCCAGCCGGTTGGCCTAGACGTTTCTTTTGTGCGATACGCTTGCGCTTCTCCGACGTAGTCATCTCAGATGACGTTTTAGGTGTCTTACTGGACACCCGTTTTGTCGGTCTGCAATACGGCGTACCGCGTTTTTCACCCTTCTTACGTCCGCAAGCTTTGCCTGTACGTACGTCTTTCCAGTCTTCCTTAAACCAGCGCTTGAGAGCGGCACCTTTTGCTGTCTTACGAACGGCCACTCTTAGTACCCCAATTCTTAGCGCCTTTCTTACGGCACTTAGCGATAGCGCCCGAGGCATAGGCGGACGGGAAGACCTTGTACCGAGATTTGACCTTTTTGTAGCAGGCATCCTTAACGGAGCCGCCCTTGGCCATACCCTTCGGCATTTTAGACTTCATCATCTTACCCATGCCACGGCAGCTGCGCATGTTAGACCATCCGACCCTTGGTCAGACCGCGCTTGGCGATACCACAACCCTTGTGGTTTACCTTACCGCCCTTGGCCATTTTCTTGACCTTACCGCCGTACGCCATTTTCTTGACCTTACCGCCGCAACCGCTCATGACTTTGCCACCTTTCCGTTTCTTAACTACGCCGCGCCCCATAAGAACATCAGCTTTGGTTACCTTGCCGTCCTTGTTGAGGTCCGGAAACTTACCGCTTTTAGCCATACCGCCTTTAGCCATACCTCTAGGATTACGCTTACGCATCTCCTTAAGGCTTTCTGCTTCTCGCTTTTGCTCGCGATTACCGCGTTCAACTGCACCCTTATCGAGTTCCTTCGATTTACGCTCCGCCTCTTTACGGTCAGCACGGCGCTTCGCGGCGTCTTTTCTAATTTGATTCAGGTCCAAAGTGACCGCTGGTCCACGTTTACCCGGCATCGTTAATATCCTTACCCAAAAGTTTTTGAACAGTACGTGTTTCGTAAATACGAATTCCCGTCCATACGACGGTAAACAACGCGGCGGCAGCGGGGAGAAATTCAGCCAATGTACCTAACACCGTAGCTATAGAAAGCCCGTCCACTACGTGCTTTACTGTTTCCGAAGGATGGATCACACTCATTTTAACAATCCCAAGCTCTAAGCGATTTATTAATCCGCGAGTTTGGGTCGCGGGCGGTTTTGGCCGAAGTTAGTTTCTTCTTCATACCCTTCATGCGTTTGCAGAAGCTCTTGCGTCGTGCCGCCGACTTGGGCGACTTTTTAGCCTGCGCCTTTTTTACCGGCGCTTTGAGGCCCGGCTTCCCCGGATTGGCACGGTTGTAGGAAGCGCGACCCTTTGCGTTGAGTCCGCCTTTAGGGTTCTTACCCGCCTTACGTGTCCATGCCGGAGACTTAGCCATTATCTCATTTTCCCCTTAGTGTGACCCTGACGGCAGATACCGTCGCCACGGCGGCAGTTTACTTTACCGCCCTTAGCCATCTTCTTGACCTTGCCGCCCCTGCGCATGGTAGGTTCCGCGCCAGCCGTCATTCCGCCGTCCGGCTCACCCGACTTTTTCTTCTTTTTCTTGCGGAGAGCTTTATGGGCCGCCATGCCAGCTAGGCCGAAGCCGCCGTACTTCGCGATATCGTCAAGACCCAAACCAGCCCGTGAAGCGCCTACAAGACCGCCAGTAAGGCCGCCCGCTAGCATTTTCCCGACTTTACCCATCAGACTAGTCCTTCTTCATGATCTACCATGGGATATAGCACATCTTCGCCGAAATTACCGACATATTCTTGCACGCCCATGTGGCCTAAAGTAATTGTTGGATCGATCCAGACTTCATAGCCTGCTTCTCTTGCGCGATCACAGAATAGAAAGTCTTCGCCGATGTAACCCTCAGGGGTTACTTTGAAATCAAACACAGCGTTAAGCTGCTTATCTGCACGTTGATCGTAGTATCCCCACTCCGGGTGAGCGCCGACCAAATCCGTAAATACGTTGCGATTAACCCACATGAAGGCCGTAGCCACACGCTCAGCACGAACTAGCCCCATACCGTTCATGGTAATA